TCATCGGTGGGAAGTTCCTTCTTTTCCTCCAGCCACTCGATGCCGTTAGAGATAGCCGCGAACGCCTTGCGACGAATATCAGGACGTGTAACAGGCTCGCCGTCGTCGCCTTTCGCGATCCGCGCGCCCTTCGGTATCTCGTCTTCCCAGGCCGTGGTGCCATCGGTCAGTTGAACGAGGTCAACCTTCTCGGATTCGATTGTGAAGTATTCGACCACGCGCACGCCGAGCCGGGTGATCCAACCGGGCGCGCGATTGCCGACGCCCTCGAAATCATTCAGACCGGCGACTTCGGACGTTGGAAAGTTGACCTTGAAAGCTTCGGTCCCCATGTCCTTGACCACGAAGCAATACTCCGCGTCCGACTTATCGAGAAGCTGCGAGGCCGGATCCCAGTAAACCGAAAATGGGTTTGCAATGCGGCCGATGAACAGATCCTGGTTGAAGCTCTTCGGGAGGTAGTCATGCTGCACACGCCAGCTCGCGAAGCCGCCGATGCACATGTACTCGAAGGCGGTGTCATAGGCAACCTGAGCGCCTTCCTTCTGCGCTTCAACGTGACGTGTGAGCGCCTGCAGCGCGTCGGCGGTGTCCTCGTCCGCGCCGTCCGAGACAGGGTCGACCTGAATGGCCGGCTTGTTGACGCGGTTCTCATTGAGAACCTGCTTCAGGATGCTCGGCAGTTTGTTCAGGGTGAAGCAGGGGCGGCCGTCCGCTTTGCGTTCAGTCTCGATATCGTCGGCCCACTGCTCGCCGAAATAGAAGCGGAGCGCATCCTCGGCCGAAATACGGTTGATCGATTCCGCGTCTTCGGCGTCGCGGAAGCGCTGCCGCATGCGCGCGAGGTCGTCGATTTCTTCCGTCACAGTTTTGTTCATTGGAATCAGCCGAGCCAGCCGCCAGATCCGCTCGGAGTCAGCCACGCGTCGAGCGAGAACTTAACGGGAGGCGTCGAGCGGATCGACGGACCGGTCATCGCGTCGTAGCGGAGTGCATCCGGCCCGTGGTCATCGCGCTTGACGATGACGCCCTTCTCATCGCGCCGGTAGACCTTCATTTGTCGGAGCAGATGAACGAGGCGCCGGTTGATTTTGAGCTGCCCGGTGGAAAGCAGGTTCCAGACCTTCGTGGTGCCCGCCGTCACTGCGTTGTCAGCCGGCGTGAGGTTCAGCCCCAGCTCTGCGTAGACGTCGAACAGACAGCGCCCGTCGATCTGATTTGCACCCGCTGCAGCCGGATCACAGGCGCCCTTGATCCACTCGCCCTTGGCCTTGATGCCGGCCGCATGCACGGCAGGCTCAGCCTGGCCCCGAAAATATTCGTCATAGGCGATCGCGATGCTGTTTTCGAGATCCCACGCGAGCCAGATCGCCGCCGTCTCCCGCCAGCCCACATCGAGCCCGTATGCGCGTGGCCAGGATGGTTCCGGCATGAGATCGGTGATGTACTCTTCCTGCGCCATCGGATAGACAGCACCCGCGCCGAGGTCGGGAATCCCTTTGCTGCGCGCCTCACGCTGGTATGGAGGAATCGCGAGCAGCATCTCGGCTTTGGCTTCTTCGGTGAGGTGCGGGCAGTCGTCCCAGCCCGCCTGTATCGCGGTTTTATGACTCATGCGAGCCGACAGCGCCGAGGAAATCCTCGACTACCTCCGACCAGCCAGATAACGGCGTGAACGTGCAGAGCGCGAGCCCGCGCTTGACCATCGTTCGGAGGAAACCCTCGGTGTAGATATCTGCCGGAGGTTCCTCATCGAAAAGAATCACGTCGAGATCGGTCGCCTGAAATGCTTTGCGGCCTTCCTCGTAGGACTTAAAACGCAGCGAGGAAAAGCCACCGTGGACGCAATGCACGGACAGTGTATCGATGGCATCCGAGAGCCCGCTCTTGCGCGTTGGACGAGCTATAGCGTGCCCTGGAATCAGACCCGTGCCAATGTCCGAGAGCGGCCCCAGTAACTTGAGCTGCAGCGAGTCGCGCACTACGGCGTTCTTCTCGCCGCACGCCCAGATCGTCGTCGGCCGAGTGAAGCGACGCCCCGGCCACCAGTGCGGATAGCGGCCCGTGAGCCACGTCGACACGGCATAACACCCTAACTCGCTCTTGCCTATCTTGTTGGCAGCGATGAACGCGACCTGGTTTGAAACCAGCGTCGCCTTCAACACATCCATGTGCTTCGGATAGAGCTCGCGCCGATATTTCCCGGTGTCGGGAAACATGGCGTCGATTCTGTTGTGCTGCCGGCGGTATAGTTCAGCCTCCAGATCCCGCAACGGAGGAAGCGACGCCGGCAGCAGTGCTGCAGGAGGCAAAGTTATTCAGTAATCGGAGGCGTTGCGCACTTCTCTACAAACTCGTTCTGATCGAGATCCACTTCGCGGCAGCTCACCAGCTCGATCTCGACCTGCTCCGTTTCCGAAACAAGGCGGTATTCGCGCCGAAAGCCGATCGCGCGCCTGATCCGATTGCCGTCCGCGTTGAGCAGCACTGTTCAGCTCTCAAGTTTTTGCGCCGTCAACACCAGCGCCGCAAGTTCTTCGTCAGTCAGTTTTGCGAGGCGTTTATCTTCGAGCTGGATGGGACCGCCGCCAGGCGCCGACAGTTCGGCCGAAACGCGATCGCGATATTTCTCCGGACGAAAGCCCTTAAGCAAAAACATCAACAGCACGTCCGATTTTTTGTTGATCGTGAGCGGTTTGCGACTTTTCTTCCAGCCGCTCGACATTGTGACTTCGCCCGTCACGAGGTCTACTTCTTCATGCCGGCCCTTCGGATCCGGCACGCTCGGATAAGTGAATTCACCCTGATAGACGAGAGGTTCCTCTACCCCCTCATAGGCGCGCCGAACCGCCTCATCTTCAAGTAACTGCGCGGCCTGTTCGGAGGCAGCGGCGAACGCGATCGCGTAACCCTCGTCATCCTTCAGCCAGCGATAATGCAACGCGCGGTCTACCCGTGCCGATTTCGCCGCTTTCGTAATCGATGCAGTGTGAATATAAGCGGCCAGGAACGCGGACTTCTTCGGCAACCCACGTTTTTTTTTAAGCAGCAAGCTCCCGCACTTCGCCTGGCAGCATTTCCATCGACCAGGACACTTCCCCGTTATCAGTCATGCCGAGCGCGGCCCAGACCGCTTCGCCGAGATCGATCCCGGCGCCGTTCGTTTCCCCCGAAATGCGTTTTTTGCCGTCCGTTTTGATGCCGCTTTCAGAGAGCGGCCGCGCCGTGCCGAACACGTAGTCGTCGTCGTCGATGTTCCACGGCCCCACATCGAGCACCTGGGCGCGAACCACTCGCTTGTTGAGCGGGTTGGCGATAATGACCCAGCGAAAGAGCGCGCGATGCGACGGCAGCGCGACGAACATCCGCTCAGCGTCGATACGCCAGCCGGAAGCCGTCAGCTCGCCGCACAAACCTTCACGTGTTGCTTTAACAATCATTCTTTCGTCCCCTCCGCAGGCCCAGCGATCGCCTGCGCGAGGCGGTCGATTTTTCTGGCTGTTTGTTCGCGCATCTTGCCGGCCGAGTACTCCTTGAGCGCATAGGTTCCGATCAGCAGAAGAAACCCGATTACCTGCGTCGTCAGATTGGTGTGCGCGTCTTCGGTGGCTTTAGTGACCGCGCGCTGAGCAACGCCGGCGTTCTGGTTCTGCGCGAGGCGAACCTCGCTGGTCACGGCTTCCGCGGAATCCGCGACCTGTTTCGCGACGAGCTCATGGCCGTTCTGGACGGCAGTATGCACGTCGTTTACCTGCTGGAGCAGGCCCGCAGCGTCTTTGTGCCCGTCGCTGCTGAGCTTCGAAAGCGCATCCAGCAGCGAGCGCAGAATCACCTCGCAGTTTTCCGCGTCCGCGTCGGCGCCCGTGGTTACACCCGCCTGCTGATCCAGAGCATGCAGCGCGGCGCGCGTCTGGAGGAGTTCCTCCTGCAGCTCCGCTTTGGTCTTCTGGCCGGCAGACAGGTCCGCCACAAGCAGCAGCGCGAACAGAACGATTCTCACGGCAGCTCAGTCACAGCGAGCGGACGCGGACCCGTTTGCACAATGGCGGTGAGCGCCGCAGCGCGGCCGGCCGACAGTTCTTTTTCGAGATTGCCGATGGTGATGGCGCAGGTTTTTAAAAACGCGTCGTGCCCCATCGCGTCATAGACTGCCTGCATGTCCTCGATCACGGTCTGGTTGCCCTTCGGCCCGAGCGTGGCTTCGTAATTGTCACCATGCGCGACGAAGGACTCGGCCGGATCGTCATCCACAAACCAGTCGCGAATGGTCTTCTTCAGCGCTTCGAGACGTGCGAAAGCCGCCTTGTGCGGTGCCGTCGAAACGAGCAGATCGCCGAGTTCATCGACGACAGCGCGTCGAGCGAGCAAGCGCAGTTGCTCCCTGGTCAAACGAGGTTTTTTCATGGGGGAAGTTTTAGAGGAGGTAGCGCTCTACTTCGGACAGGCGCGGGAGATCATCATGCCGGGGAAACCTGCCGGGATGGGCGAGGCGCAGCGCTTCATAAGCGTCTTTGGAAACGAAGCCGCTGCGGGAATGCACGAAGCCATCGAGATCACGCGCGAGGCTTACAGGCACGATCTCCGAGCGCGTGTTCTGCCTTTTGATTCGTTTCGCCGACATACCAGAAATAGAAAAGGGGCCATCCCGAAGGACCGCCCCTTTTCTTCAGATACAACCAGGACCGACACGAGTCGATCCTGCAGGTTAGTTTACGTTTCGCGCGGCGCCTTTTTGCCCAGGCCCATCGCGCCGGGTTTCCCTTTCGAGGAAGCTTTCGGCTTCGCGCTGGTCGATTTCGCTGAGCTGGTTGGAGGTTTCGCTGAGGACGAAGGCGTCGCCTTGCCCTTTTTCACGGGTGCCGCCTTCGCGCCCTTTTTCTGAGGTGTTGCCATGTTTCGATTCTCCCGATTCGGACCTTCTGGGTCTGAACCAGTATCGGCGTATTGCGCCGCGTAATCAATGCCATTCGTCAGAGGACCACTCCAGAGCCATCCGGCTGAACGGCGATCCGTCGACCTCGATGATCACCTCCGAACGATAGTGCCGAGGAGAGATCTCAACCGGTGGCTGCTGCAGGATTGAAATCTTTACGCCCTTTGCCATGAGCTCCGCGAGCTCCGGAGTTACCGGGATATCCATCATCGCGGACTCGCCCGGAACGAGCGTCATACCCGGAACGAATGGCTTCGGAGGCTTGCGAAAATTTAGCCATCGCTGAACAAAAAACGGGAGCCGCATGCGGCCAGTCTAACTCTCGTCTTCGTTGCGCGAGCTGAGCGAAAGCCGGATGTCATCTTCGAGGCGCGGCTTGTTGCCGGCCCACCGGTAGAGCCCCGAACCGGCATCGAGTATGAGGTCGGTCGACTGGTCGAACTGATGAAATCCGAGAATCGACCAGCGCTTTTCATAGCCCCGATTTTCCGAGCGACCATGCCAGTGATGCATGACCGTGCCGCGCGTATAACCCACACGGCCGCGCACGAACGCATCGCAGCGCGCCGCCCATCGCTTGATCGCGGCGGTCATCCCGGCAGAGGGAGAGGACGGCAAGTAGACGTCCCATCCCCCCTTTAGCGCGTTACTCATGACCGTGTCGCCGGAGCCGGCAGCACACGTGTCGAAGAGACCGCCCAGCGCTGAGAGCGCCTCGCGAGTAGCGCACCAGGCCAGGCCTGGGTGGCCTTTGAAGAGGTATCCGAGTGGAAGAGGAGGATCCTGATGGTAGCCGCGCTCGTTGAGAAACGACGCGAAGCTGCTCGGGCACTTCCACATGAATTCCTCGGACGAATTCAGGTTGATGGCTTCCGCGAACGGCTGAATGACAGGCACGTGCATCAGACGGTGGACCGCTTCAGCGGCCCAGTCCGGATTCGAAAATGTGATGTCGGCGTCGAACCAGCCGATGTTGTGCGCGTCAGGCACAAGCGCATAGAGACGCGGCAGCGCGAGGTTGATCAGACGCTCTTTGTGCCAGAGGAGCTGGTCAGTGCGGAGCTGAACGTGCCAGGGATTAGAGGCGTCGGTGCATTCGAACGGATGCCCTCCGAAAGCCGCCTCGATCGTAATGAGCTGCACTCCGGACGCCAGCATGTGAGCCGCGAAATTCCGATACAGCCGCGCCCGACTCTTAAACCGCTGCGGGTTGAAAATCGGGGTGATGACGTAGAGCTGCAAATTCATTTTGCAGGAGCAGGCGCGACAGCGGAAGCAACAGGGGGAACGGAGGCAGCCTTCTGCTCTTTCACGGCAGAGTAAGCCAGTTGCACGGCAGTGTCGACATCGCTGAGATCGGTCGCACCGACGCCAGGAGTGAATTGCAGCGCGAGCGCGGCTGTGTTGTGGAGCAGGTTGTTCACAGGCGCCGTTTCGTTGGCCTTCAGAAAGCCGTCGACGACGCTCGAAACAGCTACCGTTTTGTTCAGGTAGTCGGCCACCGCAGTTAAGATCGCGGCCGGGGCGCCGACGGCTTCGGCCGAAGCTGCTGCAGCCGCGACGGTCGCGACTTCCTTTACGATCGGCTCGGCCTTCGCGATCAGAGGCTCGATACGCTGAAACAGCTTTTCGAGTTGCGTCTTCTCCTTTTTGAACCAGCCTTCGATGGTAGTGAAAAACTTCATGGTGTTGCTCCTTTGAAAAACGGATCGCTTTTGCTTCGCGCTCGGCCGACGACGATGGCGTTGGTTTCACTGACGCTCGGCGTGTTCACGGCTGAGGGTCTTGGGTTGATGCGAACGCTCCACAGACCGCCCTGGCCGACGTGGCAGGCATTTGTCATTGGGGCACTCGCCGGCGCGTTCTGGCCTGCGCTCTTCAACGCCCTGGGTATTCGGCTCTGGGAACTCCGGGTCGGGCGGCGCAGACTGTAGCAGTCCTTCATGCGGCCACGTCGAGCGCGCAGCGCTGGAAGTCAGCGGCGCCGGTTTCGAGTTCTTTGTGACTCCAGGAGTGCATCGAATCGCCGACCTGCTCAAAGAACGAGTAGCGCTGACCGGGTTGCATTGTGGCG